TTCATGTTTTTCAAGTAATTCTTTTTCTACTTGAGCCGTGCCTTTTTCTTCAACACCATCTAATAATCTTACTGTGTATTCCATTTGATTTGATTTAATTTTTTACAAATTTATATAAAATTTTCGACATTTTTAACGCGGTTCAAAAGAGGCCAAATCAAAACCATCTAGGCTATCCTCGTTTGATTCAAAATTCATAGGAGGCAAGTTGTTTTTACGTTGGTCTATTAGTTTAGAATTTTGAGTATTTTGAATACTAATACGTTTGTCTTTAGCGTCTTCTTTCATTTTATCTCTTTCAGATATTTTTCCAATCTCCATATTGTTTAACTCTAAATTGTAATTAAACTCTTCAGCCATTAAGTGAGATTTTAACTCAGCTTCAACCTGCATAACCTTAATGGTATATTCAGTCTCCATTTGCTTCATCTGCATCTTCATTTGTAATTGACCTTGCATATTCTGCATAGATGTTTGTGCGGCCAATTGTTGAGATTGCAATTGTTGCTGTGCAATCATTGCTTGTTTTTGCATTTGCATCTGCTCCTCACGTTCTTGTTTCTTGATACGCTTCATTTTTAGCAATTGATTTGCAAGTTTAAGATTTCTTATCTCACGTATGTCAATTGCATCCTCAAGATTAATATCTCCTTTAGATAATGCCATTTGAACATTAGCCTCAAGTTGTGCTTTTTGCTCTTCATCAGGAGCTACTTCGATAAATATGCCAAAATCATAAATGTATAGGTCCGCTATATCTCCTAAAATAGATACATTGTATCTACCAATTTGATTAATGAACTCATCTTTAAAATCAGAATATTGTAAAATATCTGCAATCCTATAAGTCAAAGCCTCAGCCATTGAACGATAAATAAATAAACCACCATCAAGTATATGTCGAGTAGCGGTATTTGAATTTAATGCAGCTAACTTTTGTAATCCAACTAATGAATTAGGGTCAGGAGTCGAACCATCTCTAGCTTCATTAAGACCGGTTACAGTTCTAATCATATCCATATAGTGATTATAATTAGTAATAAGCATCTGAGTCTTACCTGTTCCGTTATTAGAGTTTAATTGAGTAATAGGAATTTTGGCATTATTAAAATCTCCATCTTGAGTAAAACTTCTACCAACAACAGACCCTGTTTGAAAATACAATCTTAAAGCGTCTTCAGGATTATATGCGGCACCATTACCTAAGTCAACCTCATTAAGACCATCGGCATCAATAAATACACCATCAGGCACAACACGGTTAATTACTTGTTGTAATTTTAAATGTGTAATTTGAATAAGGTCAGCAAAAGGTATCATTCTACGAACCAAAGATTCTATAGCTCCTTTATACATACGTGGTGCAGATGCAACATAGTTAGGTAATGCGTGCTGAGAAGCAGACTTTGGTCTAACCATATTTTCAGATAACTTCCATTGTAAAAGAATATTGGTACCCATAACCATAATACCTTCATACCATACATCGATAGTTTTTTCAATTTTTTCAAAGTTGTTTTCTTCCATCATCTCTGTTGGAGGATTGAAAGTATCGTCTTTTTGTATTATACGAGAACCACCGTTATCAAGCATTTTCTTTTTATAAACTATCTTCTTGGTAGTTTTATAATTAAAATACATTAATGTACAGGTATCACGAGAGAACACACTATTCTCATAGAACTGAGCTACATTGAAATAATCATACCAACCTTGGCTATATTGAGTTACTTCTTGTAAATCATCTTTAGTTAGGCTTTGGTCAATTTTCATTAACTCGCTTATTGGAAGAGTTTTAATCTCTCCCCAATAAAAACAATCTCTAAAGTAAGGGTCTTCAGTATAACTGTAAACAACATTGGCAGGGTCAACATAAGATAATTTAACACCTGAGCCTTGAAGAAACTCGTGCTTAGCTATTGATATTCCAAGTACTGTGGCATCATAGTCAAGTCGTTTACGAATTTCATCATAATGATTTTCGTCAAACATTGTATTTATAGCTTCTTCCTCTGCGATTTCAATTGCAGGTTTGTAGTGAAGTTGCATAAATAATGAAAGCTCTTCATCTGTTTCAGGTAGCTTATCAGAATCTATTGTAAATGCATCAAAACCTGTCATTTGTTTTATTTCATTTAAAACAGGTTTAGCAATCATCTGACCTTCAATCATATCTTGATACTTACTTCTGTTTGATTGAGACATAGCATCTTGAGCATACACCTTAACCTTGAATAGTCTATCAGACATTCCATTGACAACAATATCAACAAACTTAGGTATAACAGGAACAGGAGTCCAATCTAAATTAAGGTAAGATAAATCACCATCAATAGCTAATTCATTCTTGTACTTACCTACAGATTGCTCTCCTCTTGCGTATAATCTTAATCTATGAAATTCTCTCCATTGGTCATAATACCTACAATTACTTCCATCTTTTCTAAACCACTCATACTGAATAGCTTGACCAACTTGCAATCCAAATTTTTCGGATGCTTTATCCGCATCAGTAGCTAACTGACTTGGGAATGCTGACGATGTAATATCTATTGTTACGTTTTTCATCTTAATAATTGACTTGTTGAACCTTCATTTGAATACCTTGCGAAGTTAATACTTATTTTTGAATCTTTTTTTTCCGGAACATATAGATGTTTTTGATTGGCCATAATAGCTAATCCTGAGCTAATAGAGGCATCAAACTTAGTTCTATCGTTAATGTCAAATTTTGACCAATCTTCTAATGTTCTCGTAAAAGGCATAGTACCCATATCTCCTCCATCTCTATAGTCTCCTGTAAAATCTATTCCAACATATTTCTCTATGTAAGACTCAATTGCAGATGCGTGAGATTGTTTTACATCCTCAGATGAGTTTGGCATTCCTCCAAGTTCACGTTCAGTTTTTGTTAGTTTATTATATTGTTTATCAGGTCTATTTAAACAATATTGTCTATACCCTCTATTTTTAAAATGATATAATAACCTAGGTTTGTTATTCTCAATTAAAATTGGCATACCATAAAACACACAAGCCATCAATACTTCTTCAAAAAATATCTCTGCAGTTTGCGGCCTTGCAATATACTCTAAGAAAAACTCATTTGAAGGAGCGTCATCCATATGGAATTTAGTCAATCCGTGCAAAGAACCGTTAGACCCTCTTCCTCCTACTACCGCTGATATATCATATGAGTCACAACCAAATGAACCAATATGTTCGTTTCCGGGATACTTAGCTCCATTTCTTAAATGTACATTATTCTGAAGATGTTTTGCAGGAGTCCAACTAACTTTAAACCTACCCCTTGAGTCAGGAGTGAATATAACTTTACCATCCTTTTCCCCATCCTTCCAATGAAGAGACCCACGGGTTATAAAGTGTTCTTTTATTAAACTGTCGTTATAGTCAATCTGTTGATATATTTTTGTAAGGTTAAACAAAGACTGTTTAGTCTCATCTCTAAATGCGTGAGACTCTGTTCTTGGAAATTGTCTATAATATTCGTTTAATGCATCAGAGTCATTTTTTAAAGAGTCAACTTCATTCTGCCAATAATCAATTGCTCCTACGCTAATAATACCTCCATCTACTCCGGTAATAGGCACATCAGGAGTTCTAAACACAGGCATACCGTATTTATCTATAAACCCCTCCATATTCCACTCCATAGGAATAAACAAAGCATATAAACCACTTTTTGTTTGACCATTAGCATTACGGTGACTTACATCCGAATCCTCAAACATATCTTTATAGTTCTGACCTCCTTTTGATAACGCATTTGAAGTAGACCCCATCATACATTTACCAATAATTTTAGAACCTAATCTTAAACAGTTTTTAGTTACTCGCCAATTTTCTTTTATATTTTGAGGTTTAGTCCATTTAGCACTTTCATCGTGAGCCAATAAAAGTAATTTTTCCCCATCATAAGAGTTATCATCTGTATTTTTCCAATCTATTGATGTATCTAATCCTTCTATAATTTCACTTTCAACATCATACATATTTTTCTTTGTAATCTTAGATGCCGGTACACGAAAGGATAATTCAGTCTTAGGCTTGTCCATACCATCCATAATGGGCTTAAAGAAAAATGGAAGTCTACTATTTATTGGAACAACTTTGTCGGTA